AAATAATTAGATTGTAAAATATAAAGATATAAAGGGTCTTAAAAAGCAATAATCATGAGGTTTTGAGTCGAGGGAAATCATAAGTATTTTGACCAAAGAGTAAAATATTTGGGCAAGACTGCGTATCAGATTGTGTAAGATGCATGTGACCATTTGGCTTTTTATTAATGATGAATAGATTTGACTAAGACTTTATTCTGATACATTTTGGCGTCTGCTTCTATGATAGCTTCTAACAACCCATATGCTGGATTGCGCATTGCAAGGCCAATTGCAGCACTAATTCCAACTTTTGTAAAAGCACTCTGAATTCTTGATACAAGTTTCTCTGCATGCTTTTGGTTAGTTTCAATAGTCATTACAGCAAACTCATCACCACC